TAATTCTCGGTGACACTATTTGCCTCCCGAATGTAGTTGCCTTCTTCGATACGCTTGATGCGCTTCATGGATTCACCTTCGAGCATACCCTCACCAATCGCTGCACGGATGGTTCCCATAGCCTGTACCTTCTGCATGTTACGTGAAGTCAACTCAGAGGATGCAGCTTCAAGGGCGTCCCGTTGTTCCAATGAGGCGTTGGCATTTTGGATATTCATCTCTTTTACCATCTCAATTGCCTGTCGGCGTCCAGCTTCTGTCTGTGCCACGCGCGCCTTGTCAGCACTGTTCTGGCTACTTAGAGCTTGGGCACCCGCCATAGCAATAGGAATCGCTGCCATCCAGCACATAGTTACCTCCTACTGATAGTAAATAATTGAAATTGACCATCAGCGGTAAACTCATTATGGAATACCGCACCTATGGTCTTTAGGAAACGAATGTGTGACTTATTGCCTACCCAAACGAAATTCCAAATGGACTCGTACTGGCTCAGCATCATATCACGATATTCAATGATAAGTCTACGAAACTCTAAGCGCTCCTTCAAGGTAAACAGCGGGACGTACTTAGAGGTAAGGAACCATACTCGGTCTCCCTGATTTCCACCAATGGACAGCACAGCGCTATCGCTTAGCATCGCCACAGTGTTCTCATCAGGAATTACTTTAGGTTCGACACCCAATGCCTCAGCTTCCAGAATGTCCTCTATGGACGGCTTAAAGCTGTCAGCGTGGCTTTGTAAACACTTTGTAATATACATAATGCTTTAACCCCCCCCCCTCGTATCTATTAGTGTCTCCCTTTAGTGAGGGTTAATTCACCGCAGGGAGACTTTGAGTTAAATACCAGAAGAACGTCTCAGGTAGTTACCCTCCCATCCGCACCCAATGATGTTCAATGGGGTTGACGCATCTGACTCGATGGTTACTGTGTTAGTCTGAGCATTGCCTACCACCGGGAAGCGGTACTGCCCTGTACCAATGTTTGAGCCTCCAACACGGAGGTTGTCAGACCCCAATCGTGCACCCGCCATTGTGTAGATGAACTCACGGGACAGGTTGTTCACACGGATGATGAACGCTCCAGAGTCCTCATAGTTTACCCATGCACGCCGAAGCTGTAAGCGACCGATATCCTCAGTAGCCGTCGAGCCGTCCTCAGCGGTCTTCTTGATGAGGAACTTCGAGAACGTATACGTGAATGGGATGTTGAACCCAATGTAGACTACTTGTCCCTCTTGGTTCCCATCAAGTCTCAGCATTGGGTCGCTACTCCACCCGTTGATTGGCTGGTCTATCTCTACAATCTTCCCATCAGGAAAGACCACCGAAACCCTACCCTTCGTGAAGTTCATCCCGTAAATCGTTGAGAGGCTTATTGACGTCTGGTAGGTATCATCGTTGTACGTCCCAGCAGGGATGGTGTACTTTCTCTTAGCGTCGATATACAACCTATAAGGTTCTCCCGGAAGGTCTATGGAGTCCTTCGTGAAGTGTAAGCGCCCCATCCACACAGCATGTTCATTGCTCATCAATACTGTCATTGTTGAGTTTATGACCTGTGCTGCGAACACCGTAACGTTGTCCCCAAAGTCCCAATGAGACCACGACTGCTGCCCGATTTCCTCGTCAATGTAGAGGAACTTGTAGATATACACTCGGTTCGGCGCACCGCTCGTAAGGATAGCCACGAAGTTCTCAGCAGTTGTTCCTGAGATACTAAATACCCCATTCGGTATGTAGTTCGGAACGTGAGCCGTCATGTCCTCTGCGTTCTTCACAGAGCTTACATCCTGTACCGCATAGTATCGGTTAATGGATGTGAAGGAAGCGCGAGGTGACGAAAAGTATACATTCCGCCCTACACCATGTGGGCGTGCCCTGTCCTGCACGTCGAACTGAGTCGTAAGGTTCAACCCTACGGAGCGACTCGAAAGGATATCAGAGGCTGTCAGAACGAACTGCGCTTGGTCAGACCACAGGAGCAACTCTTCGGAGAACGGAACGGCATACTTCAAGGTTGACACCCGGTTATGGCTAACCGCAACGTCGATTGGGTCATCGTCGGAGTAGTTTGACACGGAGGCCGGGAAGAAGTTGAAGTATTTCGAGGTGCGAGACAAGATGATGTTCTCCCCGCTAAGGAATCCTAAACGGTTACGAAAGAAGAAAATATCGTTGATTGTCTGTCCGGTAAAGGAAGGGTATGGGTTAGTTGTATCATCGCCAACAGTACGAGCACCCCACTCAAGGTACTTGAAGTCAAAGTTCCCGTCAGAAGCGCGTACCAGCGCCCAAGGCATCGTGTGGTAGTGCAGGTGAGTCCTTGTGTTCCAGCCGATTGTTTCTACCCACACCTTACGGTTGAGGTCGAACCTAACGTAATACTGGTCGGCAGTCTTGGAGGTGTCACCTACAATCTTCACAATGTACCCATCTGGCGCGTTAATAGGCAGCTTCTGGAACGACTGAGTGTAATGGGTTACAGGGTTGATTAGCTGGTCTGCGTAACCATCCTTAGTCTGTAGTCCCCAAACGTTATCGTTATTTGGCGCAAGGATATGGATGAATCCGGGGCCAACATTGAACCGCCACTTATTTGGGTCTTGGTCATTGTTGGGGTTCCCTAGGTTATTCCGCAACTGAGCCGCCAGCTTCTCAGCGATGGCCTGACCGTCAACCTCATTGACGTGTGCTGGTTGTGAACCGTCTGGTAGTTGCACAGCAGCACGCTCAGCCCCGTTGAACTCGATTGAGAGTCTACGCCCATATTGTCCACCTCGAACGTTAATTAGCGCATCGCCTTGGTCTTTAAATCCCGGAAGGTTGACAGATTGGTCGTTACTCTGCACAACCACCTTGCGGTTAGTCACAAAGGTATAATCAGCCACCGTTACCATCCGAAGGTCTTCCCGTGGGTTTGCTGTACGAACATATGAGCGGTCTCCACGGACTTGGTACTCCTTACCATCGAGGTCGAATACCTTAATATCTTCACCAGTGAACACAACGAAATACTGCTCGAACTCATCCCGGTTGATGAGGTGAACGTAAGGTTGCGCACCCACATACCCAGCAGTGCCAAGGGTCTTAAGGTGAATCATCGGTGGGCGCTTCTGGAGACCCTCTGACTCAGAAGACCAGCCATTAATCTGTACGCTACCCTGTTCAGCGAACCTGAGAATATCTGGTTGTTGACTGATACCACCCTTGAGGTTCTTGATTGATTGACTAATGAGAGCCATAGAGCCTCCTTATGATTAGCGGTTAAGTAGACCAGAGGTGAATGCGTCACCATCCAGCATGTTATAGTTGCCGTAGTCTAGCTCGTACTCGAAGCACGCACTCCATGCTTCCTGTTCCTCTTCCTGCAACACTCCGTCTACCTCCGGCGCACCAAAGAAGCGGTTGTTAAACTGGCGGGAAGCCTTGGTAACGATATAGTTTCGGAAGCACTCAGGCATCTCATCGAACTCTCTCAGACGAATCAGGTTGACCTGAACACCAGAAGGAAATCGGTCAGTCTTCGCAGAGCGGTCATAGAGATAGCCACCACGGTTGACATATTGGGTCTGACCGCTTGTAGCCATTACTGACAGATAGTCAGAGCTAAACGGTATCATGCCAGAGAATGCATCTGGTAGAAGAGTCACGCCCTCTTCGATGTTGAATGTCCATCCTCGTGACTGAATCTGTCGGTTAATCTTGTTGAGTACACGTCGAGCATTTGCAACATCAGCGTTTGCATCACCCTCAAGGGTCGATACTGGTGGCTCACCGATGGAAGCCAGAATGTCGTTGACGGCTGATAGCTCTTCTGCGGTCTCAATGTTCATCTCATAAGAGCGCATGATGTTACCTCCTGTTAGTGAGGGTTAAAGCAAAAAACCCCTCAGACTCCCAAAGAGGGAACCCAAGGGGTTTGCATATTAGTAGATTGTTATCCCAATCACAACGAGCTTTCAGGGTGGTTGCCCACATGATAGTCGTAGCTCTTGGTAGTCCCCATAGTCAGACGTATGTGCCACTTCGCGGCTTGAGAGTGCTTCACGCCACATGATGCCCTAATTGGGCACTACGTGTTTTAAGACGTTGCGGCGTTAACAGTCACTTTACAGGAAGCGGTCAGGCCATTGGAGGTAGTAGCTGTAATGTCCGCCGTTCCCACACCTTTGGCTACAACCTTTCCAGCTTCCCATACAGCCACATCTTCCGCAGAAGACGACCAGCTTAACGACTGATTCGCATCGGAAGGCTGGACTGTTCCTGTGAGGGCACGGGATGCACCCTCAACAAGCGTCATGGTCTTTTGACTTAACGTAACTCCAGTGGGGTCGGGAATTACTCCGACACCTTTGGGAGCACGATAGCGCCAGCAGCTTCTGGACGCAGACCGCCGTGACCCATCGCATATTTAGCGATAATCTGGTCAGCCTGATAGTTCGCACGACGAGCACGCTCCAGAGCCAAGTCTTTCAGTTTGACCGTACCAACCGCAGAGCGGTGCTGGAACAGGCCCACAACGTTATCCAGAGCAACCTTAACGGTAGTGCTGGAAGTAGCCGGGAAAGCGTGCTTCTGGTCAGCCGGGGCATCCTCACGGGTATCGCCTGCACCACCAGCGGTCAGGTGCGGAACCTCAACCACCTCGAAGCCCATCACGTTACGGATAGTACCGCGCTCAGGGTCGAGCAGTGCCTGATAGTTTGCTGCGTTCGGCATCAGAGCAGCCAGAATCGCAGAGTAGTTGTCAGGAGTGGTGTAGAAGGTGCGATCAGCAGCCGGAACGTAGTTCTTGGTCAGGGATGCACGAGCGATAGTCAACTGAGCAATAATCGCTTTACCCAACTCAACCGGGTCAGTCAGGCTGCCAGTGGTAGGCTTAACCAGAGTCAGTACGGTTGGCTTACCGAGACCCTCAATGTTCTCGTTAGAGCCGTCCGGCAGATTAACAAGACCAGCCAGTTCTGCCAGTACAGCACCGTCAGCCGCCATCGCCAGAGATTCACCCAACTGGGCGGTGTACTCAGCGCGAACGTCATAGTGGTTCATCGCGTCCTCAATGTCGTAAATCAGCACATCCGCAGTCAGCAGGCCATCAATGTGGATTACCTTCTCGGTGTGTTTGATATCTTTACGTTTGTCATCGAGGTTCTCACCCGGTTTCAGGTAAGCAGCTTTGGTGCGACCAATCACAGGGAACTGTGCGGACTTACCAGAAGCAATAGAGCGCAGCATGTGACGAGGCATGGTCACGGAGGTGCGAGCGAAAGCCGTCAGGACTTCACCGCCGAACACTTTCAGGAACAGCGCCAATTTGTCCGCTGCGGACTGACCCTTACCCTGATTAGTACCAATTTGCTGTCCGCCTTGAATGTTAGCCATGTTGAATCTCCTTATGTTAATTTAAAGAAAAGTTTGGTTACTACTTGAATCGAGTTGGTTCTCAATGTTTCACCTATGGGAGTGACCACAAAGTTCTGTGCTCAGGTGATTCAACCATTGTAGGCATCTATGGTCTCTCCCTTTAGTGAGGGTTAATTAGAAACTGGAGTCGATAACCTTCTGTTCTACCATTTGGCGGTAGGCAGAATCGCTACGATAGCGCGGGTCGCTCATAGCTTTAATCATCTCAGCCTGATTCGTAAAGCCCTCTTTCTGACGAGCTACGGGTTTAACCGGAGTAGCACGCTTGGTAACACTACGGTTGGCAGGCTTACCGAATTTCTTCGTGTAGCTCTCACCAGCCAGATTGATAATCGCTTTGACGGTCGCCAAGTCTCGGTTCATCATGGCAGACTCAAGGGACTCAGCAGCAGCAGGGTTTGTCGCTTCGAGGTGAGTATGGATTGCACTAAAGCGCTCCTGACCACCAGCAAAGGCAACTACCTGATTGACGTACTGGTCTACCAGAGCTTCCTGACCTGAGATGTATGAGTCCACAAAGGCACGACTATAGCCAGCAGCTTCTAGTTCAGCATAGGATTTCTCGGAGATGCCATCGGCTTCATACTCTTCGTAGATTCGACTCACAGAGTCTGCGCTCAGTCCACGCTCAACTGCCTGCTCGACCATCGCCTGAAAGCCTTCTTCGTGCTGACCTAATTGCTCAGTCACTTGGCTTAGTTCTTCTGGGGTGTCACCCAGCGGTTCAAACTCAACGTCCTCACCTTCGGTCTCCACCTCAGAGTTATCGCCATCAGTGTCGAACCCGGCTTCATTGCCATCTTCACTGATACGAACCTGAATGCGGCCCTCATCATCTTCACCATCAGCGAACGGGTCTACACCTGCCGCATAGGGGTCATCGTTATGGGAAGTCGGTTCATCGCTAAGCACGATTGCATCATCGCCATCACGGGCAGCAACGTCGAGACTCAGCATATTCTGTTCGTGTTCAGTAGGTGTGCTTCCGGTCATTACCGCGTTGTTCACACCGAAGGACGCATAAACGTCTGCATTAGATTCAGCCATTATTAAATCTCCTAAGTTATTAAAGATAAAGGGAAACCAAAGGACTCCAACCTTTAGTCATCGCTCATTTCAAAGATGAGGTCTCCCTTTAGTGAGGGTAATTAGGTGGCGTTGAGGCCAGCCTGTGCAGCAGCACCTTGCATGGCTTCTGGACTTGAGGTAGCCAAAGCACCAACACCAGCACCACCAGCAGCCGCAGCATTCTCGACGCCTGTTTGTGCCGCATCCTGCATCATAAGGGCTTGCTTCTGTTCATCCGTCAGTAGGATACCAGAAGTATCAATACCTATAGCGTTAGCAATGCGTAGCTTAATGACAGCAAGATTAATGTCCGGGTCTCCCTGCATAGGGGCAAGAGCCGCCCACGCTGAGATGCAACGCTCCAGCTTATCGAGGTCTTGACCACGACCAATTGCTTCCAGACCTGTACTGATAGTAGGCTCAACGGCTTCTTTCGGTAGCTCAGGAATCTGCGAGGTTGCTTGGAGTTGCTTCAAGAGCACACGTACCAGAGGCAATTGCAATTCTTGAGACAGAATCGAGTAGACGCCACCAAGCGTATCTTCCAGTTCTGACGCAACGTATCGAATCTCTTCGGCGGTCACACGTTCGCCTGTGCGCTGTACCGCAGAGTTCAACATAAAGGCATACGATAAGCGTGCTTCTATCTGGTCACTCACAGCTTTCGCTACGGTAAAGTCAGCTTGCTTCTCCAGTTGCAGGAAGTCAATATCTTCTCGACGGCCTGGAACGAAGTCACCAGTCTGAGCTTTGGTTAATCTACGGGGCTGCGTAATGCCAGCCGGGTTCACCAGACCAATGACCTTCGCGCTAATCATACTCATCTTAACGATAGCCTCTTGGAGATTCTCAAGCGACCTTAAGTCACCTAAGTATTCTTCACAGTAGGAGCGACCGTAAGACTCGCCATCAATGCGAACCATGCGAACCGGAATGTAGGGCATCGCGTCAGTCGGATAGGTGGCATCGGAACCATCAATCTCAACGTCCTCTACTTCCTCGTACTTGAGGTAATCGCCGGACTCTTCATCGAGATACACATGGGTGTACACATCGACCATTTCGTCCATCTTCTTCTCACCACCAGATTTCTCTACCGCAGACCTAACGTCTTCCGGGAGAGCACCAAAGGCTATCTGGTCACGAGTGACAATCTGTAACACATTGCCGTATGCGTCTCTTTGGACAACATAAGAAGACAATCGGTACAGCTTCATCGGATTGTAGCTACCTTCTGGTTCCGGTAAGTAAAGCAGGGCGTTACCAGCCACGATCAACTGCTTGAGGCACTCAAAGAGTGTTACGCGGTAACTGTTGGATTCGATATAGTTCATGATTATGCGCTCAACCATTGACAGACCTTCGTCCACCTTAGCGAGTCCATCAGGGTCTCCAACAAGCTGCTTCGCCTCATATTCGCTAATGGTCAGCTTCATCCACGACTGCATCGGGAATAACGCAAGCATTAACTTAGAGGCTAGATTGTTGAGACCCCGCGCACCTACAGCCTGCCACGGAGTCGTGTAGTCGGTAGATTCGTTATCGGACTCCTTCGGGAACAAGGACGGAATGGTGTATTGCGCACAGTTCTCCGCACGAGTCTCATAGGCTCTACGGTCGTTTGTTAGGCGGTCATAGGTAGCTTTAGCACCGTCTTCGCCCAATCCTGTACGTTTTGAATCAGCCATTCAGTCCTCCTCAGATATTGATTCCACCGCCGGAACTGCGAGCTACGCTAAGTGCCTTCTTACCACCAGCGCGGGCCTTCTTACGTGCGCTCTCGGTTTGCGCCTCATCCTCACCCTCAGCCTTATCCTGTTCAGGTACATCTACAACCTGTGCTGGTGGTGGTGCAGCTACTACTGGTGCCGGAGCCTCTTGTTGGATAATCTCCTGCTTACCAGCACCCAGCGCCCCACCAACGGCTTTACCGACTTCCTTACCAGCCTTCTCGATCGGTTTACCAACTTCCTTAACTACTTTCTTAACAGCTTTCTTGATTTTCTTGAAGAATCCCATAATGTGTCCCCTATGTTATGTCACAATTACCCAAACGCCTTGGAGCGAATGGAGGATTTACTCTTGTTCTTGGCTGCGCTGTCGTCCAGCTTTACCTTTAGACTGCTCTTACCGCTGCTCGGTGTGGTTGGCACCTCAGAGGAAGACACGCTGGTGTCCTCATCGTCATCGCCTCCCCATACCACAGATTTCGGTGGTTCAGTCAAAGGTGCTGGTTCGGCAGCGCGAATCTGGTTAGTGTCCATCTTAGGGACTTTCACCTTCGGTTTCCAGCACATATAATTACTCCTGTCTCAGTTGCTCTTTACGCACCTCAATCTCATCAAGTGTACGAGAGGCAAGGTACAGACCATGCATCACACCCGCAATGAAAGACTCAGAGTATCCAGCAGCGCGGAGCGCACGGTACTCCCCGGACTCCATCACATAAGCCTGATTGAAGCGCACCTGTAGATACTCTTTAGCTGCACGAGGCATACTAGGAATATCATCGGGATGAGTTAAAACATGATTAATTGGTTGTAACATAATTTCACCTCTTAGGGTTAAGTCTTAAAGTAATAATCATAAAGGCTCCCTCTTCCCTTTAGTGAGGGTTAATTGTAGAGAGCCTTGAGTTTATCACTTAATCTCTGAGTCTCGCTTCACGTCTCGGACTATGAGAGCGAACATCCAGAGACCACGCGCCAGCATACCTACCAGCACAGCGACGGTAATCAGCTTCGCGGCGTCCATAAGTAGATCTCCTTGTCAATGTAATTGTATTCCTCGAAGCGAAGAATGCGAGCCATCTGGCCTTGCTTGATGATTTCCTGCTCGGTCATCCCAGCCTTTGCACCAATGGATTTAATGCAGTCCCACAGAGTCTCAGTCGCATCAGGAGCACGCTTCACCCACTTGGTTACTGTCTGCCCCTTGTTCTTACCAGACTTCAACACGGACTCTACAGGCTCCACAATGAACGGGTCATTCAGGAAACCTTCTGCCGTATCGCCCCAGCCGGGAATCCCGGAGTAGCCATCGGTCATATCACCCTTGATGGTCTGGAAGAGATGCCACCAATCAGCGGTCTCTTTGGTCTGAGTCAGGATGTTACCAGTGGTACACCACAGGAAGTCACAGTTAGGGATGGTCTTAAAGTCCTTATCGCACGAGATGATTACAGCCTTACGAGCACCGAATGCAGACGGGTTGGAAGCGATAACTCCCATAACGTCATCACCTTCAAGCATAGGCTCACGGATGCAATAGAACTCTTCACGCTCAAAGAGAGCCTCAAGGAACTCAAAGTAACCTACAGGTTTCTTGGTTGCCTTGCGGTTAGCCTTGTAGTTCGGGTCAACCAGTTCTTTACGCCAGTTAACACTATCGGTGAACGCAAGGACAATCGGAGCACCTACCCAAGCCTTCTTGCGGGTCTCGTAGGACTTAATGGAATCCTCAAGAATCTGACGGGCCTTAGCGTGGTCGCAGCAGCGGTGCCAAATCTCTTCCTCCCATGAGGCATCAAACTCAGCAGCACTCATCGCTTGGAAGACCAGCCAGTCTCCATCCATCACAAGGATACCTTTGTCGTCACAGCCTTCACGTAACTCGTAGAATTGTTTAAGGTCAAGAAGTGCCATTAAGTTTCTCCTCTAGCTCAGCCACGTATTCGTCAGCTTCCATCAGTTGATTCTTAAGGCTATCGTTCTCACGTTCAAGAGAGTCGATGTAGCCTTGCATATCGTTCCACACATCGCGCGGAATAGTCACAAGGTCACGAGACATTAGACACAACCTCCCATTCGTTTCAAAAAGCGAGTACCAGAAGCAGTAATTTCCCAAGCGCCACCGTTACGTCCACTTGTGGTCAGGCACGAGATGTGACCACGGGAAGCGGCCTCCGCTACGAGGCTCGCATTGTTCCGTACATAGTTGGACTGGAAAGTCTTAGGGCAACCTTTGATTGCTTGTAGCACTTTCAGGTAGTCAGACATCAGAACACCTCCCGTACAGTTGCAGGAGAGAGTTTTAACAGTGATTTATCACTAGTCTCTTCGAACATCTCCTTGACAGCATTACGGATACCTTGGCGTACAGCAAATGCAGCAGCACCGTCTGGACCGCGTGTTAGGGCCTGAACGAGCAACTCTCGGTCCATAGGAGTAATCTCCTCACCAGCACCAGCACGATGCGCTAAGTCCAGAATCTTTTCTCGCATCAGTTCTTCGGTCTCGCTGTCCAGCTTAAGGGTAACATCAAAGGACACTTTAAATTTCTTAGTGATAGCCATAATAATTTCTCCTTTATTTCTTGACAAGTTTACGCTCTTTGTTTGTCTTAATAATGTGGTCTCGCTTTGGTATACACTGTAGGTGCTCTACGTTACAACAACCTCTATTAAGACATATGTGGTCTATCTCGTAACCATCTGGTATCGGACCTTTATGTTGTTCCCACACCCATCGATGAAACATAAAGTGTTTCTTCTCACCTTTACGAGAAGACCCTATGCTATACCGGAAGTATCCATCTTGGTTTCTCTTATGGGAAACGCACACGATACATCCGGTAGGCATCTTGTGAAACCGCAATGTTGCAACGCCTCCCATAATACCTCCATTAGTGACATTCTTTCCAGTTGGCTCCCATCTTACCCTCGGTGTCGAGTAAGCAACGGAAGTTCCAATGCTCTCCAACCCAACGCATCGCTTCTTGTGCGACCTCTATGACAGTCTTAGCGATTTCTTCGGTACGACAAGCTACCTGAATTTCGTCGTGTATCCATGCCATGTACGCAAAGTCCCCATCCCAGCCGTGCTTCAAGCCTTTCTCTACGAGCATCTCTTCGGTCTTGATAATCCACAGTTTGCAGATGAGAGCACCAGCGGATTGCAGTAGGGTATTCAGGGCAGCGTGAGGACTACGAACGTGTACCTTACGACCATCCAGACCTTTAATCCAGCGGCGTTTCCACTTGACTTGCTGCTCACCAGCTACCCACTGAGAGGATTCGACAAGCGTCTGTTGTATAGACTCACGTAGTGCTGCAATCGCAGGTGTGTTCTCAAGGAATTTCTTCTTGAGTTCCTTACCGCGCTCTTTACCAGCACCAACAATCTGCCCAATCTTCTCATCACCAGCACCATAGAGGAACCCATAGATGAACGTCTTAGCGTTATCACGGGTAGGTAATTCAGCAGCCATCTGGTTCTTAGTGTGGATGTCACCATTAAGAATCTCGTGAGCATACTCACCGTTATCAAAGCGAGCCATGAAGTGGGCCAAGCAGCGCAACTCAAGGCCGGATGCGTCGATACCTGCCTGAACCCAAGGCTTACCAGTTATCCCATCCAAATGGTGCTCAGCGCCAAAAGCAGCGCGACACTGCTCTCCATAAGGAGAACGTACACCCGGAATTTGCGCAAGGTTGGGGAACGCATGGGTCGCACGACCCGTAACTGCTCCATTAGGGTTAACAGAACCATGAATCTTACCGTCCTCAGCAACGTAACGAAGCCATGCCTTGTCTCCCTCAGCAGACTGTCCGATTCGCTTCTGAATCATCAAGTACTCTTTAATGAGGTCGATAGCCGCTTGCTTCTCAGGGTCATCTACGCGTACTCCTTCGAGTACCTCATCGTCCACCACAGGAGCACCCTTATCGGTGAACTTAGTTGGGACCCACCCAGCCTCTTGGAGTTTCTTCTGGATGTGGTCACGAGACGAAGGGTTAAACACTACGTGCTCCACTGGAGTATAAGGAGCGCCAGCAACGTACTCGCGGGTATCCAGTTCGCAAGGCTCACGGCCTTCTCGCTGTGCCTTGTTCTTAGGCTTCTTAAAGATACCACCAACTTTAGGTATCTTAATGCGAGGGTATTTAGGTAGTGGCTTACCTGTTCGTGGATGGCAGAACATTTCTGTTCCACCTTTAGGTTGATACCACGAGCCAAACGTTTCGGTCAAGTTACGTAGCAACTCAGAGCGTCTAGCAGCTAACTCTACGTACAACTCTTCGATTGCTTTCGTGTCAAACGGGAATCCATTGCGCTCTTGCTTAGCGAGTAGCCATGCAGCGCGATGTTCAACATCAACGGCCTCAAGGGATTCTGACCAGAACGTAGTGTAACCTACGTCCGTAAAGTCAATCTCAGGAGGGAAGTAATGTTTGTCAGAGAGTAGCTTCTCAAGGAGAGCCTTAGTGACCACAACGTCCTGAACGTTATAGTCCATCATCTCTTCATTGAAGTTCCACCACTCCATTCCGTCAACGTATTCTTCGCCTTGCTCTTCAAGCATACGCTTAAAGTCATCCTTGTATTCACCCTTCATCTCGCCTAAGCGATAACCCCACGCCTCCAGAGCGTGAGACCCAAAGCGTTTCCCCGGAAGTTTACCGGAACGCAGAAGACCCATATCGGTGTCCTTTAGGTTAGAGTGAATCAAGCGTGACAGCACAAGGGTGTCGATACAGTTCTCACGAGGAAGGTGGAACTCTCGGTTCAATTGCAGCTTTGCCAGTTTGGTCAATGCAGGAACGTCATACTTGTGACCGTTATGGAAAACAATAAGCCCACCTCGCTTCACCTCGGCTTCCAGCGCATCCAGATACGCCCCGAAGTCGCCCGGACGATAACTATGATACTCACCATCACGGTAGTCATAGATGACGCCACAGTGAAACTTGGTGACTTTCTCTAAGAGGTTGTTGGCCTCAATGTCACTTACGAGCATAATGCCCTCCTTTGGTTTCGTGCTAAATGATAATCATAAAGGCCACCCTTGGGCGACCTTGAGTTTATCACTTCTCGATAATCTCTTGCATACCAGCGCCGAACTCTACCAGACGCTCGCGGTTATCCCCAACCACATTGTCAGCAGCCATAGTCAGGGCACCCATCAGGCGGCCTACCTGCTTGTCGTCCAAGGTCATACGCTGAGTGTGTGCCTTCGGAGACTTGTGGTCTTTCCAGCGGTAGACCATTGTGACCTTCTCGCCACGCACATTAATGTGTACCCGACGAGCGAACTGGTCAGCAGTGTCCGGCAGACGGATGGTGTTTGCGTGCTTGATTGATTTACTCATGTTGTGCTCCTATTACTCAAAGAATTTGCTCATGGACTGCGCTTTGGCTGCAATCGCTGCCGACTTATGGACGCCACTAACAGCCGCATCGGATTTCTCACGGGACTGTTTCGCCAACTCAATGGCACGCTGTGAATCAGCTTTGGCTTTCTTGTCCAGCTTCTTGGCTTCGATGAAGTACAGTTTGACTACCAGCTTACCTAAAGTGTTAATGAATTTAAACATGATGTGTCTCCTATGGTTTGAGGTTGTTCCCGTTAGTGAGGGTTAATTAGTGGTACATGATTCCATCGCAATCGGAATGCCCACACGGGCATCCTTTAGAAGTCTGACTGTCCGTCTTGTTCAGTCCAGCCAGTATCTCCTTCTCCTTCTCCGCCAGTGTAGCTAGACGGTTCAAGCCACCCGGTTTCTCTGTTGTATTCCATGTATCCAGCAATTCCAGTGTCGCCAGTGAAACGACACTTAAGCAGGCGAACCAACACCAAGTTAGGCATATCACCTTGCTGGTTACGCTCCAAGGCGATGATAGTATCAGATAACTGACGCAAGGCACCGCTACCACGTAGGTCAGTAATAGACACAGCGCGTCCTTCTTCATGCGCTTTCCCCTTCTCCGGGTTCTTCAAGTGACAAATCACTACGAGCACAACGCCAGTTGACTTAGCGAACCCTTTGAGCTTCGTCATGAGGCGGTCAATCATCTTACGCTCATCTGATTCCTCAGAGGCAGATACGACTATTGAGATGTGGTCGAGCACTATAACATCGCACCCTAGTCCAGTTCGCATGTAGGCCAGCTTCGCTAACAGTCTGTCAGCTTCGGCCTCCGCAAAGGAGTCATAAAGGTGGAACGTGTCGTCTCCGAATAGTTCATCATACCATTCATCGAAACGTCCATCCTCCGCGATAGCCTTCTTGACTTCATCAGACTGACGTAGACGAACCTTATTGTTCAGGCCCATCATATCCTGAATGGTGTCCTCAACGGATTCCTCCAGCATCGCTAAGCCGACACGTTTACCCATCCGTTTACCCCAAGCCAGCGCCTGTTGACGGACGAAAGTTGACTTACCCATACCGGAACCGGAAGTTACCATAACGACTTCACCACCACGAGCACCCAAGGTTCTATCGTTCAGACCTTGACAACCATCGAATAATAAACCTACGGCGTCCTCGGAGGTCATAGCTTCCTTAACGCGGTCTTTGAGTGACAACGCAGAGACAACACCGTCAGGCACCCAAGGGTTTGCGTTCCAGACCTGCTCCAAGATTGCTTTGTCTTCACCCATGATGTGACACTCGTTGGCGTCCTTACACGGTAACACGGCAACACGAACCTTGCCAGCCGGGAGAACCTGTGCGGCCTCTTCGACTGCCTTACGGCCTGCGTCATCCATGTCGAACATCAAGATAATCTGCTCGAACTGGTCAAAGTATTCATAGTTAGCGGCGCATGTCTTCTTAGCAGCAGAGGCACCGTGACCCAATGATACGACAGGGTACTTACAGTCTTGGAGTTCCATCACAGTGAGCGCATCAATTTCACCCTCAGTGACCACAATTTTCTTACCACCAGACCAGAGGTGCTTCAAGAACAACGCATCACTCTTGTGGCTTCCGGTGGTCTTAAAGTTCTTGTCCTTATCGCGCACCTTCTGTGACACGATGGAGCCGTTCTGGTCTCTGTAGTCGGCAACCTGATACATTCGGTTGTCCACTTTCGCCAGCCAGTAGCCAGCCTTTTGGCACGTCTCCTTCGAGATGCCACGGGCAGTCAGGTCAGAGTATCGACCGTTGCTGTCACCGAAATTCCATACGTCATAGCTCATAGGCTTGCTGCCTCCTGTACGTCTTCTCGTTGATAACTTTGCTTCACGCTCTTCGTTTGCGGGTACTCGATGTTCACACACGAAGCACCATTCATGCCCGTCAGAGTACACAGAGTTACCATCAGAAGACCCACAGTTTTCACACGGAGCATGAAACAGAAAGATACTATCGTCTTCTCGTTCCATTGTACATTCCTTAATCAGTTGCGAGAACAAAGGGAAACGTTAAGTCTCCCTTTAGTGAGTGTTAATTACTTCTCGGTGTGTTCCTCAGCCTTGATCGGGTCTTTGCACTGACACTGACGTGATGGTACGCGACTCTTCAAAGGCTTGTCACAACGAATGCAAATCATCCTCATAGGTCTACCCTCGGTCAGATGTAACCAGTTCGTTCTTCTCCCACCAGCGCTTCAAGTCGAAGGACGGGCAGGCTTTAGGTGCAACATCGTGGTGAGCACGGAGAACAGACCCTTCGTACTTCGCCAGCAGTGTGACCAGCAGTGAGCGAAGAGATTGCATTTGGGCTGGCGTAAAGTTAGCGTCAAACTTACCTTTATCGTCGATACCACCTACAAGGCAGACACCAATAGAGTTGTGATTGTAGCCCTTAGCGTGGGAACCTACAGCCAGTTCATCACGGCCTGCTTCCACAGTACCATCGCGCTTGATGATGAAGTGATACCCTACGTCCAGCCAGCCTTGCTCTTTATGCCACTGACGAATCTCACGAACACCAACGTTCTGGCTCGGTTTGGTTGCAGAGCAATGCACAAAGATTGCCTCCGTGGTTGCTCGTGGTTTGAATTGAACTTTAGCCATTTTTCTTTACTCCTTTCTTAGTCTTAAATTTATCGAACGGAACCTCCTTCTTGGGTTCTTTGAGCCACGCCACTGGTATCAGCTTGTCAGCAAACAGAATGCCATGCTTCTCGCACCACTCACCGTAGCTTGTTGGGCTACCCTTGTAGAGCTTTGAGCGGCTGCTTGAGAAGACCAAGCGAATGTCCAGTTCAGGGTGTTGCTCACGAATCAAAAGGTGTTTCTTGCGGTCATCGGAATCCCACAGCCCTTTGGTCTCAATGAAGATACCGTTAGGTAGCAGGAAGTCTGGAGTGTATAAGTGGTCACTCTCAGGGATGACGTAAGGGATTCGCCAAAGTTCATAGTCGAACTTAATGCCCTTACTCTCAAGCTGCTTTGAGACTTTATCTTCTAGGCCGGAGCGGAAAGCCCCGACCTTGCGTACACCTCGCGCAGCGTATGCGCCAGCCATTAGAAGTCCTCGTCATCATCCGGGGTTTCTTCGTGCTCGTCTTCCTGCCACTCCTGCTCATCGCGGGACTGACGGGATTCACTCGCAGTGTAACCACCATCTTCGACTTCATCGGCCCACTCATCTTCACCGCCACCGCCGAAGGTAGCCAGTTCGACCAGCATCACGGACTCCAGTTGCAGCTTGACGCTTGCTCCCACAGCGGTGTTCCACTTGTAGGGCACCAGTGAGTATTTCACTTTCAGCTTGGAGCCGCCACCGATAATCGGCACTTCCTGAATCTTCTTACCTTTGCTATCAACCACGACCAGATTGATGTGCTTGGTCTCTTTGGTCTTCTTGTCTTGGAAAGACGCATAGCATTTGAACTTGAAGGTAGTCGTACCGTCACCATTATCGAAGAACGGCATGTCGCCCTCGTAAGGTGTAAGTGGTTTCTTACCGCGCTGTACCTGTGGCGGATTAGCCTCGAACTCTTCAACGGCAGCAGCATAAGCCTCTTCGTGAGTCTTCACGATTTCATCGACCATTGCCTGACAGCGCGGGTCTTTGTTGGAAAGAGTCAGGTCTACCTTGTAGACACCACGAGGGTTGCCGAAGCCACGCTCTTCGTTACCATAGTCCGGCTTGCTCAGGTAAGCATAAGGTTCAGCAGTACCGAGACCGGAGGTGTAAACTTTCTTCTTGAAACCAGCCATATTGTTTCTCCTTTGGTTGATAGGTTGGGTTGTTCCCTTTAGTGAGGGTAATTAGGCTTTCACTTCTGGACGGATGCGAGTCACTACGAACCCAGCGTCCTCATATTGTTCAGCCTGTAGAGTTGCCTCTTCGAGAGACCGGGCGAATACCGGAACCTCAAAGGACTCGGTGTTACCTTCCATCGTCAGAAGGTATTTAATTTCACGTTGCTCCACGTTAAGCCTCCTTAAAGCGCCGCTCCCACAGCGCGTACAGTTGTTGGTAAGCGTCAGCAGCCGCCTTGTCACCATCCTCAATAGCTTGGTTCCACTTAGCGGCACACCAATCGCAGCATTCACGAAGCGTCATAACACAGCCCCCGGTGTTTGTCAAAGAGTTCCTGATAGAATGCAGCTTTCTTGAGGTCTTTATCCATCGTTGCCAGTTCGGACTTCTTGCCAGCACGCAGGCGATACTTGAGGATGTTCCCTAAGCAGTACCCACGGAACGCCTCGACTGTCATTGACCGGGCGATAACCTCAATGGCTTCCACGTTGTCGAACAGCATGTAGTGGTTAGGGTGGGTTACGTCAGACTTGACTTCTGTCTTCGGTGCTTCCACGTTCGGAGTCTTAACGTCAGCTTTAGGCAGCGGAATCAGGTTGTTCGGAAGAACCTCAGCGTATTGAGTACCGAAGCGAACCTTAACTAGACCCGTGTGTGAGTGACCAGTGACCACTCCGCTCATCCCTAAGATGCGCTTGAGGCCACCGCCGGAGTATCGCACAACAGAGTTAACCGGGAAGCGAGCCTCTAAGTCTGGTTTGTTCCAATGATGTTGTAACATTACAGCACCTCCTTAATCAACTTAACGAACAGACGGATGCGAGGCCAGTAAGTGACCACGGCTTCCAGATGTGGGCGCTCTTTGTTCATCGCCTTAATGAACTCTCCACGAGTGATCAGTAGGTGAACACGTGGTGACAATGGGACGACCGAACCAATCAGCGGCAGCTTGGCGTTGCGCTCAGAGGCCACTGCTGTAGAGCGGTCTTCACGGCGAACCGAAAAGATACCATTTGATGTGTTGAAGTGTAAACGCATGATGTTGTCTCCTTAACAATCAGGCCAAATGTTGTCGTCGGCAACCATTAATCCCAGCGTTGCGACGATAGCGAATAGGATAAGCCACATGGTGTGTGTCTCCTGTTAGTGAGGGTTAATGCCCGGAACGAAGAAAGGCCCACCCGTGAAGGTGAGCCAGTGAGTTGGTTACATTTTCTCTTGAGGGTTGTCCTCAGTTCCTCGGAACTTCTCGAAGCTAGGGTGTCGCAGGGAGCCGTCCGGGGTCGCTTCCATGTAGTTGACCTGACAGGCCCAACCATTGTAGAAGTCTTCACCGTGGGCTTTAACGTTGGATGTGAACTCGTCCATCAATGCGCGAGAGATGTTGTTGGCGTCTACTAAACGACCAGTCTCAAGAAGCACACTAAAGCCTATCACTTTACCCTCGTTGGCTAACCCTTCGGTTCCCCAATTGACACCCTGAATGATACCGTCAGCTTCACACTCAGGCTTGAGCTTCCACCAGCCAGACTTCTTGCCTCGCTTGTAGATGCCTTGCGGGTCTTTCACAATGAGACCCTCGTGACCTTCGGCACGCTTCTCTTCGTACAGTTCAGTCAGCGAATCCATATCGTAGACCTCGTAGGTCTCAGCGATAAGCCACTCGATTTCCGGGAAGTATTCAACCAGAAGAGAGCGCATGGCTTCCACATGATACGGCATCAGCAGGTTCTGTACATCGTAGTCCTCGCCAGACTCCGCAATGTGAATCGGCATGACAGCGTAGAGTCGCACGCTCAGGCGCTTCGGGTCAAGGTGGAACTCAAACTTACCGTCGATAACTTCGCGGCCTTTCGGGGTCAGCTTAGTTGGGACGTTCGTAAGGTGGAACCCCATGTTGTCACGCTTCACCCACTTGGTACGCAGCAGGCCAGACCCGGTGTTGAAGTCTACACCTTTGACCATCAGTTCGCCATCCAGCATGAAGCCATCCGGGAAGATGCATCGGTCATCGTTCAGCAGTTGTTGCCAGCGCTTATCGAAACCGTTCAGGTGTTCCAGCGCCGGGATAAACTTGGACACACGGGACAGCCACGCAGCCTCAGCCACGTTATCAACCACAATGTTACCGCGCACGCCATCATATTTACAATCCGCTATAAGATAGCCGGAGGTCTCCAGCGCTTTCTTAACGGCAGACTCTACGAATGACACAGCTTTGAATGGGTTGGTATTGAAGATGTTCATACGGTTGTTCCTCATTGTTTGAAAGTTAATCAGTTCGAATCACGAAGGCCACTCGTTAAAGTGACCTTAAGGATTCTCCTGTTAGTGAGGGTTATTACTTCCAGTGTTTCAATTCGCTGTGAACCTTACGGAGCCATGCAGTCTGCGCGTTGATTTGTACATCGCTGTCGCTATGCTCGAAGGTTCTGGATGCCACCAGATGCCCGGAGCGTGTGAACACACTGAGAACCTCACCGCATGACCTGCACATCTTCGCTGGGTTTTCGTAGCTGAATGACTCCATCTTCACGGTCACATCATGGTCTTCCTGTAGACGCGCTACCGCATCTTTGTAATCGTTCAGGTTGCCGCTATAAATACGTCCCATCATCATCAGTTCCACTCCCGTTTCTGTGAGTTACCGCGCTGTTGCTTGTGGCGTTTCTTCATGCGGTCACGGCGCTCTTGCCACTGTTCGCCCTGCTCGTTGACCACTGAATCGCGCTTGGTAAATTTCTCAAAGTTGGTACGCATAGTATCTTACCTCATGTTGATGTGTATTGAAAGTTAATCACAAAGGCCACCGTTGGTGATGACCTTAAGTTTAACTCTCCCGTTAGTGAGGGTTAACTGTATGTCCGTTCGATACGACCACACGTTGAACCTTTCGGGTAGTAGAAGGATTTCATTTCGTTGTCCTCAGTGGTCTGGAAGATGACCATCCCGGAGGACGTTGAGTAACATTCCAACTTCGTGACCACCTTACCGCACGGCCCTAAGCCTAACTTAAATTCAGTCTTGCGGAGGTCATCACTACCGGGCATCCAAGCGTAGAACTTAATGGAAGTCAAACGGTTTAACTTAAAGATGTTCTTAAAGAAAGTCTTAATGTTAATCATAAATTTAATCTCTTAGTACCTAAAGTGTCTTAAAGTGGGAGACCTTAAGTAGTCTCCCGTTAGTGAGGGTTAATGCTAAGTGCTTGTTATGCAAAGGCAAAGTCAGACTTGAGAATGTCTTGCAGGTTCAGGTTTCCTTTCTTCGGAAGCGGAGGCATCTTGTCCAGTTGGGTCTCGTGTAGCTGGTCGGCAAACTGAGAGTAGAAGTCTGCCAGCACATCGTTGTTCTCATAGGTGATAACCATCGTTTCACGCACAGCCTTAAAGAGCTTACCAGCGTCTGCCGGGATAGTCCCAAAGCTGTCATGGATGAGCGCAAAGGACTCAATGCCATACTTCTCGTGAGCATAAACGACTGTCATGCGGAGGTGGCTACCGTCCTGTGAGTGAACAAAGTTAGGAGCGATGCCAGACTCCTGCTTGTGTGCGTCAATGCCTGAATCCTTGAGGGTATTAATCGTCGGTTGCAGACGGAATTGCCCTAAGAAAATCATATCGAGACGCTTCTGGAGTGGCTTGCGGTATTCCTGCCAGACCGGGAAGCCGTCCGGCGTAGTCCAGTGAACCGCGCAACGGTGGCGCAGAATCTCCTTGGTCTTCTTGTCCTTGACCTCAGCAGCCAGCAGCTTAGCGGCAGATTTGAGCCAGTTCATCGCCTCAACCGCTGCAACTACGGTCACGCTTACCGCATCCCAAATCAGCTTAGCCATATAGCCAGCCGCTTGGTTCGGTTGGGTGAACATCAAGCCCTTACCGCTGTCAATTGCAGGCTGAATGGTGTCATCCAATACCTGTTGACGAAAGCCGAACTCCTTGGAACCGTAAGCCAGCGTCATGACCGAACGTTTAGTTACGCTACGGGTTACACCATATGCCAGCCACTGTTGCGCCAGCGTTGAGGTTCCAAGTTTGAGCTTCTCTGAGATTTCCCCGGTGTCCTTGTCGGTCACGGTAATCATCTCGTTAGGCGTGCCGTTGATTGCATCCTGTTTGAGAATCTCGTTTACTTTCTGTGCAACGATGCCGTAAATGTCCTGCACGGTTTCGCTTGGCAGCAGGTTAACCGCACGACCGCCTACCTCATCGCGGAGCATCGCGGAGAAGTGCTGGATACCAGAGCAAGACCCGTCGAACGCCAGCGGCAGAGAGCAATTGTAGCTCAGACCGTGGTGCGTAACGCCTGCATACTCGAAGCAAAACGCGAGGAAACAGAACGGTGAATCCTGCTCAGCCCACCAAGTGTTATTGATTGGGTCTTTAGCGCAAGCCAGAATGTCGTCTACGTGCTTCTCAATGAACGCGATGCGCTCCGGGAATGGAACCTTATCAACACCCGCACAGTTCGCACCGTGGATTTTCAGCCAGTAGAAACCTTCCTCACCGATTGGCTTGCCTTTAGCAAGGGTCAGCAGACCTTTCGTCATGTCGTTGCCTTGCGGGTTGAACATCGGCACAGCGTACACACGACCGCGCCAGTCCATGTTGTAAGGGAACCAGATTGCTTTCTTACTTGCGAACTTGTTGGCCTGCTCCAGCATGAACTCTAAGCTGATACGGCGAGACACTCGTGCCTTGTCCAAGCGATAGATACCAGCAGCGGCTTTCTTCCACTCCTTGAGCGCTGCCTCGTTGGTGTCAATGTCGTCAGGCTTAGGCGGTAACTCTTGGCGCTCCAGCGATGGAATGTCTGCTACCGGGCAATTCTTCCAGTTAACAATCTCATTGACAACAGCAAGAACTTTCTTGTTGATTTTCCATGCGGTGTTTTGCGCGAGGTTCACAGCCTTGTAGACTTCTGGCATGTAAACGTCTTCGTAGCGCATCAAGCCCTTCTTAGAGTGAGTGCGAACGAGTGCCAAAGGTCTGCGACCGTTAGCCCAATAGCCGCCCCCTGTGATTGCTACCCAAGGTTTCGGCGGTACGACACACGGCTGGAACATCGGAGAGATACCCGCCAGAGCGCCTGCACGCTTCGCTAATACGTCCACGTACTCTTGGGCCAGTTGCAGTGCCTCATGGTCAGAGCCTGCGTTACCTGCGTTGTGGCGCTGTAATTCCACCAGACCCGTGGATTCAATCAGCATTTCAATCAGGCGAATCCCTACGTGCATCGTGGTTTCTTTATCCCAGCTAGACCACGCCTCGCCACCAAGCAGACCTCGACCAATCATATCGGCCTCGACCACCTGCATAAATGCTTTCTTGTAGACTTGCCCGTGGCGCTTGTTAAGCTGTTCCTCAACGTGCTTCTTGAAGTGCTTCGCTTCTAGGTCACGGATGCGCCCAAATCGTGCCTCGTCCTCAATGGCTTTCCCCAGCATACCAGCAGCGGCCTGAATGGTTGTCATGTTCGTACTGGTTAGTGACGCAAGGATAACTTTCAGGGTGATAAACGCGGAGGCCTCCGGCTTGAGTAACTGGAGCGGTGCGTATGCGCTAGGCTTGCGGCCTTTCTTCGATGCGTACTCTTCGAGCCACTCGACGATACGTGTGGTTAACTTAGGGAGAAGCGTAGCGAGTAACGGCTTAGCGGCTGCGTTGTCTGCAATCTCACCAGCTTTCGCTTGACGCTCAAGCATCTTGAGGAAGCGGCGCTCGCCTAGCTCATAAGACTCATGTTCTAAAGCCAACTGCTCTTTAGCCAAGGCGCTTCCGTAGTGGTCAGCCAGTGTGTTGAACGGGATAGCAGCCAGTTCGATTTCTGAGAAGTCATTCTTTTCGATGTTTTCGATGATGTTCATTGCTTACCTCATTGTGAATAAATCGTTCCTATTCAGGCCACCTCATGATGACCTGTAAGAAAAGACTCTATCAGCCTTGTAGACGCTTGTCAAGGTATGCGTCTATGTGTAACGGTTTGCCCCACTGAATGCGCACCTCATCATGCAGCATCATTACCGCAGCAGCGCGGCGCTCCAGTTCTGCAAAGTTTAGGTTGTTGTGGTGCATCCAAGCGTTGCGCCAGTGCTTATCGCCCCACACCATACGCGCCCTAGGCTCATCCCTGCGATTCTGATTGGCGTCCATGCGCATCCTAGCGAGTACCTTAGCGTTGCACTTCTCACGCTTAGCGGCCTTTCTGCGCCACTTGACGCGTGCTTTACGCGCTACCTGAAAGGCTCCTTTAGGGTCACGGCGTGCCTTACGATTGACACAGCGCTCAATGGCTTCCTGTGCCCTTAGCGCCTCAATCTCGGCTATTAGTTCATCCGGGTCACAGTGAAACTCACCCGGCTTTAACTTGTCGTCTGCGCTGAACGATACCGGGTCTGTGATAATCAAGCGGCCCATTTGGTCTTTCATCATGTTACCGCTGTGACAATCGAACGATGCGATCCCTAAGAAGAACTTACGGATATCCTTGCAGGTCTCAATGAACCCGTCACTTATTGGGTACTCTTCGGCAGCATCAAAGCAATCCTCCTCAATGATTTCCCGTGCGGCTTTGAAGTGATGACGCACCTTGTCACTCTCACCATAGCACCAATCGTTAAGCGGGTTCAGATAGTCAAGAACCACCGTGTAACAGCCTGCATGACGCTGAATGTCGTACACCGTAGGGATACCTTCGCGCCCTTGATTCATACGGCAGAATGCTGCATAGGCTGCGCCTGAATCCTCTTTCTTAAAGCCTACCTTGATGACCTTACCCGGCAACATCTCGTGCTGATACGCTGCGCTAAAGTGACCATTACCTAGCTTGATGAAACCAACATCCCTCATGCGCGCCGCTAGGGTCTGCCAGTAGTCCATGCGTTCTAGCGCCGTGTTTCCTGCTGCCTGCGTCAATTGCCCATCTTGGGTCTCAGCGTTCACGATGGCAGCCGCAAGAGCCACCAGCATAGTCTGGCGTTCGTTCAGGCGCTCAATCGGTAGGTTGCGGATAGCTTCGAGTGCGGCTTGTGCTTCGGTGAAAGTCATCGTTCAGTGTCCTGTTATCTGTAAGAGTAAAGAGTAAATTCAGCCCATTTGACAGCGCTTGCAGCCTGTCGTGCGGTCATCTTGCGGTGTCTCGTTAAGATGCGTTTGACCTTGCGTTTCGATGCACCATACGCCATCGCATACAGTGCGGTCTTTACGTGCTTTGAGTTAGTGCGTAGCAATGTAGAATACTCCTACCTTATTGGCCTTAAAGCGTCCATTGCGTTCACGAACCGTAAACCGTGGGATGAATCCCCACTTAAAGTAACTCAGTGTTGCCTTATGGACTACCAGACCGCGCTTGAAGTCTCGCATAAAGTACATAGCGATGCACAGATAGACCAGTGCAATTAGTGCTGTGAGCATTTCAATACCTCATATGGAGAGAATGTTAATCATAAAGGCCACGCATCGTGCATGACCTTGAGTTTAACACTTATTGTACTTGCCAGCGGCGACCGAACTCATCAATAGTGAAGCAGCCTTGCAGCGGTGCGCCTTTAGGAACCTCTTGGAAACTACCCGGCAGACGTTCAGCCTTATACCCGTCGATACCTTTAGCGTACACCAGACCAGCCGTGTGAGTCTGTGATTTGTATACCAGTACGCAATCTTGCTCCCACTCATTACAAGCTAGGCGTGCAACATTGAGTGCCTGCGCTTTGTCCTTGCAGCGTACACGAACAGTTTTTTCCTCAGTTGGTGCGCTTGAGATTGCCTCACGATAGCACCCGGTCAAATCGGTTGACTCAACGGAGCCATAAAGACCCGGTGCGGCACGTAAAGTGCTTACCATGTGGCGGTGTCTGCTCATATTCACCTCATCGCAGAGGTTAGAACGGAAAGCGGAAACCAGTACATAGAAGACGTTCGCAGGCTCTTTAGTGAAAATCATTTGGTGTTACCTCATGTTAGTTCGTTAAGTGAATATCATAAAGGCCACGCTTTCAGTGCGACCTTGAGTTATTCGCTTATATGGTACACTCAAGAGCTATTATCCAGATTGTTAAAGAGCGTGTCGGTCTGGTTTCGTTAGACCCTAGCGGCTTTCAGTGTCCCGCCTCACTGTCGTTTCATGTGGTACATCGTACCGTGCTTACTTCATGTTGTCAACCACTTTGTTTAACTTTATGTGCCGTGGTGCGCTTAAGTCACCTAGAAGACACCGAAGCGGTGGTTAACGTTATGTGGTACATCTTACTACTTGTTACCTTGCGTTGTCAATGCCTGTTTTTCGTATGACTTATCAGGCTGTCTACTTATCCGGTTGACTCCGGTATCTCAGGGAGTGGCTTTAAGGCCGTTGTCCCGTTGACGAGATGAATAATAGCCTTAAAGGTAACTTAAAGTCAACACTTAATTCTAATCTTTTATTAAATCTTTATTCCCTCTTTAAGTATCCACCTTATTCCCTTTAGTGAGGGTAAATAGACAACGTTGGATATTATAGACAACTACAGGGCAGCACTACAGGTTAACAGTGGGTCTATCGGTCTGGTTGTCTTTAAGATAGCGTCGCTCTTTAGGTGGTGGCTTTAGGGTTTACTTTAAGGGGCTAACAGATAGGGACACATAGAGATGTACTATCATACTGGTACACTAGGACACTCTTTAAGTCTCCAATAGGCAGCCATCACTTTAGGTATTGACTTTAGGCATCACTTTAGGCTATCCTATAGGCCACTTGAGGAAAGACCCAAGGTTAACCGAAGGTTAAACCCTAGGGGTAGGGCCAGCTTTGGGTGGCTTTAAGAGGGGCTATGGGGGGGTACTTTGGGTTCTTGAACTATGAGATACCCATTCAGATTTTTGTGGTAAATTCTTAAAGGGTCTCTTTAGGCAACCACTTTAGGTAAGGCCACACCATATGTGAGACCACAGGAGACACTTAAAGACCCTGTAAGGCCATTAAGAACTACAGGGCATCTTTAGGTATAACCTTTAGGGTTGACTCTACAGGGATGAGTTGGTGTAGTGAAACTATACCTACGAATCCCTAGAGCCGCTTGTCGGTCATCAACAATAATTTAATCCCCACAAGAGAGTATAGAGCAAAAGGCCACTTCCAGTTGACCGAGGTGGTCATTAAGACCTGCGTACCCAAGGGTAGCAGTAAGTACCAGAAGAAATCGCCAAGTGACTCTATGACGCAGCAGGGCAATCAGCAAGCGTAACATGAGCTACCTCCTTTCAGTTGCTCTAAGGTAGGGTGATTATACAATGATAATATCACCAATCACAGAGGTAGACTTAAAGTGCATAAAGGGTCATTGCATAACCTGAATGACTAACCTATATAGTAGCTTTAAGTCCCCTCTCTCCCTTTAGTGAGGGTTAATGCAAACTCATTGATTCTTAAGGAGTTTCTTAAAGTGACCATCCGTGGTCTCAATGATTCCTTATGCACTCATTATGCATAACTACCAGTTAATGAACCTATCGCCATTCACATCGTCATCCTCCCAATAGAGTTCCATCCCGTCAACCATAGCGGTAACTACGTGACCAGCCGAATGTATTGGGTGCTCCATGTGTTCCTCTAAGAATGCCTCAAGCACCTCGGCTTCCACCTTCACGGCGTCCAGTTCCATCGTAGAGCGCAAGAACTCCACACCTAACGCTAACGCATCAAGTCGGTCATCATGGGCCACAGCGCCCTTCTCACGAGCCATACGGGTCAACTGGTAGAACAGCGAATAGCGAACGTCATGCTTGCCATCAGCGTCACGGGCAGTCTGGTAGTCCTCACGAATCACCTCATCACGAATCACAAGGCGGTGCGTAGAGAGTACAGGCTCCAGCGTATCACAAATGCGTAGTTCCTTCATACCACGAGCACGAATCTCTTCCAGAGCTGCTGCATGGTGTTTAAGGAGCACAGGGCTGAATACCTTACCAAACATACCATCCCCGAAGTTACTCTCGAAGACCACTGTCTGAACCTTCCACTGCTTCGCTTTCTTAGCGAGGGACTCAAGGGTCTTATCGGAATAACCATCGCGGAACCCGCCAGCTTCCATCAGATAGATGTAGCCATTCAGGGTGAACAACACTGCGTAACCTGTCTCATCCTTACCTCGACCACTAGGGTCAATCACGAGGATGCGTTGCTGGTACTGTCCAGTGTTCTGGCTGCACGAATGATAGCTATGAATGTCATCACCCTTAAGGCCCACGTTAGGCAGCTCCTCATTGCGATTCTGACGGTTCGGAAGCCACTGGTAGTGCATTGGGGCTTTCTCGAAGTCAAGACCGCACACGATAGCGTCACGGAGGCGTAAGGGGTACTTCTCGGCATCACTAAGGTTCGGGTTAAGCATGAACTGTAAAGTGAAGCCAGCCTTACCGTATTCCAACTCACGTTCCCGTAGGTCTTCCATGTCGAATCGCACGGGGTCAGTTGGTTGGCCTTGGAGCATCTCGAACCCATCGTTGAACTCCTCACGGAGCATAGGGGCCAGACGTTCACCATAGTACAAGTCTTCCTCACGGCTACGCGGATAGAGCGCAGGCCAGATGATTGTGGTGTACCCACGGTTATCTTCGAGTTCCTTGTACAAGGTCATTTCGGTTTGAGGCGTACCAAGGTAGATAACGCGAGAGGTCGGCAGCGGTTTCAGAAGCGCAGCAAATTCCTGCACCAGAGTCCACAGCTTCTCACGGGCACCTTGAGTTGCGGAGTTAGACGGAATCTCAACGTCATCCGCTATGATGATATCAGCACGGCTACCAGTCAACTGACCAGTGATACCCACCGACTTCACAGACGGAGAGTGGTCAGGCTTGGCAGGGCCAACATCGAAACTAATCACAGAGTCACGCTGACCGGGGCGTGGCTTTAGCTCAGCCAAGAAGGGCAGCAGGTCAATGATGTTCTTGATGAAGATGGAGTTAGCGTCCGCACGTTCTTTGGATGCAGAGACAATCAGTATCTTCAACTGAGGGTCACGCCATAACGTCCACACAACGAACGCACATGTGATGAACGACTTACCGATACCACGGAAAGCCTGTAGGATGAACTTCTTGTTGTCTCCATTCGCCAGCACCTTAGCCATATCTATTTGGCACTTAGTTGGCACCGGAAGATTTAACGCCTTCCATAAGACGAACAGGAACGCCACGAAGTCTCCTTTCAGTTGCGCCACTACGAGCGCATTACGATTGGATTGAGTAGACACGTTGCCTCCTTACTTGATTTCCTGCTTACGTTGCAGTTCACGAATAGTATCCTGTAACGCACGAATCCATGCGTCACCCTTCTGGGTCACTGAGAGAATACGTTTAGCATCTCGGTCGTCAAGTTCGGCTCGATCATCAGGCTCGAATCCACACTGACCTTCGGAGGTTCCGGTAGGTTTGACTCTGACGCGCAGCCGCTTATTGTCGCTACGCAAATCAGAAATAATCCTATCAGTGCTCCCTTCCAGCGCGGCAAGGTCTTCTTGATACTTAGCCGATATTTCATTGATTGCTCTTTGAGTGCTCGCCGTAGCCTCAACTCTCTTAACGTACTCATTGTGTACCTCCTGTTTCCATTTAGCGTCCATTGAGTCTGACCCTAGATGCCATCCCAATCCGAATAGCATCCCAGCGAGAACCCAAGGGATTAGCTTACGTAAAAATTCTAGCATAATGCCTCCCGTTAACTTTCAGATTTCACGGTAGGAGCATCTCGTGTAGACAATGACATCCATAAAGGCCACCCGTAGGAGACCTTGAGCATATCACTGTAATGTATAAATATCGTCATCCGTAAGACCGTTGTCACCGACTTTCTCTTTGTACTCCTCAAGAGCACCAGCAAGGCCACCCAAGATGTGAACATCCGGCTGCAACTTACCGATTTGGAACTTGTGACGGTCTAACAGTTTGTTGATAGCGTTATAGAGTTGTGGGGTGCGCTTCTCGTCGTTAGCTAGGTCTGCCAGCATACGTTGAGCCATCGCTGTATCCAACATCTCTAAGAAAGCTATCAGGCTCTTATCGACTTCCATAGAGTTACTCCTTAGTTGCTTTCTTCCAATCAATAATCTTATCGACTACCTTGGCACCAATCTGAACCACTGTGTAGGCGATAGCAGCCACATAGAACCATTCATTCAGGCTTAGCCCGAAGAACAGTCTTGCACTAACATCTGCAACACCTGTACCTACAATCGGTGCCGCTTTAATTAGTTCGTTGTTAAAATCCAATGACAACATGTGTCCTCCTTAGTGTGATAGTCCATCCGTGGACTTAAAGTAGTTCCTTTGATGCTTATTACACGTCCTCTACGGCTATTGCTGTTGGAGGCGCATCTCTATCCGCTATGTTCTTAAATACCCTGCCATTAGAGTGTATCTGGAATTTTAGCCAACCGCCCTCGGCTGAAAGGAAGTAGATACCGTCAGGACCAGTTCGGAAGAAGTTCCAATAGTTGTTTCTGGTCTTAATCCATATGTTGCGGAATCGCAAGTCCTGTGGGAGAGTATCAGTCTGAGAACCTCCTCCCATGTAACTACCACTAGCAGCAGCCCATACTTGAGTCCAGGCCATTGTCTTCTTAACGTAAGTATCGTTTAGGTAAGCATCAAGCCACTTACCTCCCCACTTAGTACCTTGAATATTACCATCAGTGGCTACAACTGCCTGACCTACGTGGAAGCGTTTGTTAACTACTGCATAGTCCGGCTTGAGTGTTAAGTTCGTACCATACACATAGGAGTGGAAGGTACAGTCATTGTTGTTATCTGATCCTCTACCAATGTACCAGTTGTTTCTGTTACCATCTTTAGATAGAATATATTGCGCCTTGTCGGATGCGGACTCTAAGTAAAGGGCATGTCCATTCTGCAATTTCAGCGGACCAGTCATGTCTCCACCTTGGGCGATGATATGTCCGTTTACTACTAGCTGGATGTTATCACCTATCGCTGTTGTCCACTCTCTACGTTGAACATGCATCAGCCATCCGTTCTCATCACCCCACTCCATGACAGAGTAACGACCAGCAGAACCACCAAAGAACTGTTGATACTGACCACAGTCGAAACCATCTGAGGTAAGGTAAAGGCGTCCGTTCGCATGGATACCTCCTTTCCAGTACACATTGGTTCCATCCACCCTGTCAATTGCACCAGCCAGTCCATTAAAATTCCCCAGCTTGTCTGCTTCACGTTCCGCACGGTCTGCGTGTTGTTCTGCCAAATTCGCAGAGTTCGCTGCTGCTGTAGCGGAGTTCTCAGCGTTTACCTCAGATTGATGCGCAGCAGTAGCAGAGTTCCCAGCAGATGTAGCGTATTGACCAGCCGTATTCTTGAACTGCTCGGCTTCATCTCGGGACCCATTAGCCTCATCTCGCCACTGCTTTGTGTTCGTAGCGTTAGTACCGGACTCATTCTTAAAAACCTCCGTTTGATTTCTGAAAGTCTCAGCCTCATTACGGAACTGTAGTGCCTCATTACGCGCCTGCCACGAGTTCTGGTTCATGGTCTTAAGTTGACCAAACGGAACAGCGTCGCGGTCATCCACAGCGTTCGCTAGGTTAACAATTCGACGACCACGAGCATCCAAATGACCATCATTATTGACACCTATGGTATCAGCAGTGAGGTCACGGGCCTCTTCCGCTACGTGCATCGTTTGAATCTGAGCGACGTTAAGGTCATACGCACGGAGGATTGAACCATCCGTAAAGTCAACCAATCGGTCGGTTGTGGAGGTTACTCGGCGTAACTCGATGGTAGTGTATCCATCCGCTGGACCCCAAGCCTTGGTAAGTGAGATGGTAGTACGCGTAGCAAAACGGTAGTCTGTATTAATCGTAAGGACCTTGCGGTCTACGCCAATAAGGGTTACTACTACGAACTTACGGGCTAGATACTCAAACGGGATATTAAAATCACGATTGGAGCCATCTAACTGGTAAGTCAAAACGGTTTTAATTACGTTAGCCATTTGACCTCCTTAAAGTAAATCTAAGAGACTACAGGGAGAAGATTATTTCGCCTCTCCCTATAGTGAGTCGTATTATTTCTTACGCTCCCTCAGGTTAACACCGTTCGCCTCATAAATCTTAACCACAAGCTGTTGAGTAAGAGGGTCGTTAGGCACTAACTCTTTGGTAGAGTTCATCAATCCAGTCATGAAGTCCTGCTCGGTTGCTTTGTTAGGTGAGTTAACCACACCAGCAGCATTCATTAAGGTAGCCCCTACGTTAGCCACAAAGCCAGCGGAAGGCATCTGCTCCAGAAGGTTCGAACCCATAGCTCCCATTACCTCTCTAGAGGTGTACGGTTTGTTTGGGTCACGTTCCTTCATGGTGTCCTTAGGCAGAATCGTTGAGCGAGCCATCTTGGAAGATTCGAACCCTAAGACACCGCCAACTAGGTCAGCCATAGCCAAAGGAGCGCCCAATTGAGAACTACGAGATAACGCAGCGTGGGCAATCATGGTTGGGTCCAGTGCACGCTCCAAGTACTCCTTACGTTTCTCCTTAGGCAGAGCGTATGCTTTGACGTGTGCAGCCATAGCATAGAAACCACCAGCGAGACCCATAGAGGTGATAATGCTCAGCGCAGCGTCAATCGCTCGGTTGTTCTTGTATCCATCATAGAAGGTTCGCAGGAACTTAGAGTTAAGGGACTTGATAGTGAAAGACTTAAACTGCATAACCATCTTACCTAATGCTCCGAACGCATGGGAATCCTGTAAGGACACCTTATGCGGACGCAGCATTGCCTCATCAGCTACCTTGTCAGCCAGTCGCCATAAGTCCATAGCCCGTGGGTCCATAGAGAACGCTTGCTTGTCCTTAACTGTAAACTTCCCGTCCTCACCACGTACCATATGTTCCTTGATGAGAGACTTGATGCCAGCCATCTGCTCAGGAGTTACGGAGGCACCACGAAGGAAGCCTTCTTTCTCCCAGCGGGTAGTCTTGCCTGTTAGGGTGGCACTAATAACGTCCCCAAGCATACCTTGACGCGCAGCATCCAGAAGGTAGTTAGTGGTTCCGTTCAGCAGCTTAGTCCACGGAGAGCGAGCAGCCAGTTCCTGTGTGGAATACTTCAAGGTACCTACGATGTTCGCCACAACAGGCCCTGTATCAGTTGCTTCCCTTAGACGCTGCACTATATCAGCACGTTGAGGTCTAATCAACTGGTCCACCTCCTTTCCGAACAGAGACGCATGGAGTTCCTTGAGTTCCTTAGCGGAAACTGGTTTAGACTTGTAGAGGGTGTCACGCAGAATTGGGATACCGTGACCGAGAGCACGCACGTTACCAGTGACAATCATCCCAGCAATCTCCGTAATGTTCTGAGCACCCATGTAGGCGTTCTTAGCGAAGAACCCTAGGTCATTGATGGAACGTAATGTGGTTTCCCACACAGTGTCCTGATTACGTCGAGCACGACCAGTAAGAATCTTAACGGTATCCATTAGAGCATGAACCTCGCCAGTCTTCTTACCGTCTCCCTCAGCTTTCGCTTTGAGAGCCAAAATCTCATCCTTAAGTTCCTTAGTGGTTTTCCCTGTAGACCCCATGATAGCGATGTCACCATTGATACGGCGGTCATACGCTGGCATGATGCGGAACATATCGAAGTCCCTTAGGTCGTTCACTGAGAATTGCTGTCCGTCTGGCATAGTGATGGATAGGTCCGAATCAAACAAGTTACGTGCCTCAAGGAATGAGTTGTTCTCTATACCTACTAAGCCCTCAATGTTCTCTTCGATTATGGAACTGTTGGTGAACTGGTCTGAGTGGGAGATACCGTAAGCCTTATCCATAGCGTACTTCTCTACCATCTCTGGTGTTACTTCCTTCACCCCGTGTAATTCCTTAAGCATCTCATCGACTCTGACCTTGACCCCAGGTCTGGAGACGTAGCTGTTCATCCACGAACGAGCAATACCTTCCTGTAAACCTTCGGCACCGTAGCGTTGAATCATCAGTGCTTTTGCATGACGGTCGTAAACGTGAGGAACGTAAGTCCCTTTGTGGCGACTCTCAGGGAAAATACTAACAGACTTCGTATTACCGAAGATTGCTGGGTTCTCCATAAGTTCACGCTTGGTGTCAAAGTGACGCTTAATAGTGTCCATAACTATTCTCTCAGACGGAGTGAGTGCCTTCTGTAACTCTGGACGCTCAATAGCCAGTGCCGCTCTACGGTAGATAGTGTAGCGAGTTTCTTCACGGGACATCTTAGCTCCGCCAGTAGAGAACTCAGGGTCTTTCATAGCGTCAGACATTGCTTTGTACAAGTCATTATAAGTACGCTGGTCGGTACCGTGAAGTCTCTCATGGATGTCAGAAGCTGTTGCACCGAACTTCCCTGAGGCACCAGACTGCATACCAGTAGGAGAGCGAACGAGGTCGATAGCCACTCTGCGGATGTCAGCATCGTCAGACCCCAAGGTCTTCAAGCCTATCTCGGTGAACCCAGCAAGTTTGATTCCTCGCGCAGCCTTCTCAGGGTCAACCTCAGAGAACTCTTTGAGGGTCTTAGGGTTGATTGGGTTGTTTGCACTTATAACGGAGCCATCGTGCAGTACCACAGCGCCCTTCTCAGTAGGAAGGTCCTCATAAGGTACTCCGTTATGCTCACCTTCAAACTTCATGTTATCAGTGTTCATACGAGAGAGGTCCGTAGAGTTTGCGTTGCGTGCGGTCTCACGGGCTTCCATTCGCATCATAGGTCCGATGAACTCATTGTCGAACTCAGTTTCGGGTTTACTACGTTTCAGTCCAGCAGCGATAGCGTCACTGATTGCGGACATACCAGCACCAAACACAAAGCCACCTAAAGCAGCCCCTGAGTAGTCAGCGTCACCACCAGCTACGGAGGTACGTAGACCTTCGGATGCAACGTTCAGCGCAGCACTTTCGGCACCAACTACAAGAGCCTTATTGATTAACTTAAAGCTCTTACCAGTCACACCGACCATAGGAACATAGCTGAGTGGGTCCACACCAGCACCGATAATACCAGCACTCAGTTTGGCACCCAGTCCAGCTTCGGCAGAGCGTGAGTCATTCTCAAAGTTCTCGTTAGCCAACTTAATGAGGTCGTCAAGATTCTCAGGAGAACCACCAGTTACCACGTTGATATACGCAGGGTTCTTAACCTCAGTTCGAATCTTCTCTAACTCTTCTGGAGTCCAGATGTGAGAGTTCCAGCGAGTCGGCGTAATGGTGTCTTTAAACACATCAAAACCATTATCGAGGCGACCAGCACGGAAAGCCATCCCAGCGACTGAGTTGGAGAGTTCAGCTTCGGTAGCATTTTTGAATCCGAAGAAGGTTGAACGACTGTTGTACTCATCAAGTGTTTCTCCGTGGGTCTCCCAAAAGTCCTTGGCGAATGGTTTCGCCGGAGCCTCCTGTTCGATACCTTTAACGTCAAAACTTGTGGACTCAGGAAGTTCCTGTGTTACTTTCTGACTGTGGTCGATTCCAGCTAGTCCAACGTCAGCCGGAATGCCTTTACCCTTTGGGGTGATACCTCCAAAAGTTTCCAACTGTCCAGCCATCGGTGACTTAGCGACATCCAGAAGGTTACGCAGATAGTTACGTCCTTCCTCAGAGATGGACGCGAAGTCTCCCTTAGAGTATGCCTCAAGTTGTGGATTACCCAAGCGTCCCTCGCCTTGGTTGTATGCAAGGGCAGCTTTAAGTTCATCACCGTCGAATTTACCTACCAGACCTGCAAGGTGCTTAGCGGCAGCGTTGATAGCTAACTCAGGGTTAAGTCGGTCGTCGTCTGGACCATCTGTAACTCGCAGACCAAGGGCATTAGCGGTTGCCTTGGTGAATTGCATTATGCCTAATGGTCCAGTCTTAGATTTAGCTGTGGGTACAAATCGTGACTCTGTCCAAGCGACTTTACGTAAAAGGTCATAAGAGACCCCGTTGGCATCAGCCGCCTTTTGGAACAGACCATCATAATCACTTGGTACGTTCTTATCGTACTTATCCATTTAGGGCCTCCTTATGTAGCCTTTAGTTACTCCTTGCGTCCATAGATGAACTTCGGAGTCTGTTTACGTTTCTCTCGGACTCGTTTAGCAGCAGATTCACGGGCCTTCGTTGCGGCAACGATAGGTGCCCGCTTGTTCACATCAGCCAGAGCCTTCTCACGAGCCTTCTCTTCGAGTTTCTTCTGGTTCTCACTCCAGACCTTCGAGAGTAACTCTTTATCATAACGGACGCGGACTTGACCAGTGGTGTCCATGAGGTAAATGGAGTCACCTTGAGAATACATGGTCAGTTGCTTGTTGGTTATCCACTGGTTGCTCGCAATGATTCCCTTACGTGCTTCCTCCAGAATATCGCGACCTTGCTCCCATGATTTCGGGTCAGAGTTGACTTGCATCATGTTCTTAGGAATCACACCGATGGTATCACCGTCAACATCGTCACCAGTGAACGTGTAGGTAGATTCCTTAAGGAACTTGGTCATCTGCTCCATAGCCATGCTTTCGTTCCCAGAGCGGTACTTAACTGAGTCATAAATCTTACGTGCAGATTCACGAAGTGACGCTGGCATACGGGCAATCTCAGGGGCCGTAGAGCTATTCAATGCAGACTCGAATGCTTTATCGTCCTCGAATCGTTGCTCTTTGGAACGCTTGGCAGTCAGTCGGTCAGCGTCAAGAATAACCTGAGGGTCAATACCCTGCTTGTCCATCATGTCCATCGTCAGGAATAGCTCAGCTTGGTCTGGGTATAGCGCAGCAATCAACTGGGGGTCGGCATTACGGATTCTACGTAGAGCATCCAGAGCTGGGGTTCGTTCTGGCAACTTACCGTTAATCACAGCGGCAGACCACTCTTGACCAGCGTCAGTCACCATAGTTCCGATTGCTGTACGGAATGCCCCGTCCTTAGAGTCCGCTTGAAGGTACTTCAACTTCATCATGTCCTTGGCGCTATCTGGGATGTCCATGCGGTCAATCTCCGCGAGCTTCTTATTGGCGTAGTTAACCATATCACTATGTTTGAACTCACCAGTGTTCTCGTTTGTTGGCATATCCTTGAAGTCCGTTGAGACCCACTCACCGTTGATTCGCTTCTGGAACTGCTTGTCGATTACGTCAAGTTTGTTCATAGACTTCATTGAGTCATCCAGAGCTTTGGCTTGAGCCTTCGTCCATGCGTTCATCTGATTCTGAACTTGTTCCTGTGCCGAGATTAGCCACTCACGTTGCGGTGTCATCTGCTCATCAGGTTGAACCTTATCGAGTTCAGCCTTGATACCTTGAAGCATCTCCCACGCAGTACGAGGGTCCTCTTGGTTCAGCGCAGAGTTAATCTTCAAGCGGTACTGCTCGTTCAGCTTAGCGTCATTCTCAAACTGAGAACGTTGTGCTGTGACCATGAGAGCATTCCACTGTTCTTCACCCATCAACTCTCGGTAAGTCGTAGTGGCTCCATTAAGTGTTACCTTCTTGTCACCGACTCGCATCAGGAAGTCAGCACCACCAGCACGGCTAGAAGCGTCACTGAGCGCTTGGCTTATAAGCTGTGTAGCCTGAGCGTCAGACGGGATTGCTCCGGTAACCAGACCGTTGTCGATGTACTTCTCAAAGAAGTCCGCAGAGTCTGGGCGACGAAGCATATCAGGGTCTTGAAGGACACCGTTGAGTTCCACTCGGCTGTTCATGATGGCACCCTTCTGAGCTTGCTGGCTCAAGAAGTTATCGTGTGCGCCATACAGTGAGATGTTACGCTCGGTAATGTCCCCATTGAAACCACGCTGATAATCAACGTCCTCAGGGTCAATACCGAACTGCTCAGCGTATGCCTTAGCGCCCTCTTGAAGACGACTATGGCGATACTGTTCCATCTCCTCACGAGTACGGAAGACACCTTCTTTGACCTTCTGCATAACGTCGTCGTCCACAAGGTACGCAGCGTTACGACCAGTCTTGACTCGCAGTGCTTCCATAGCGTATGGGTCATCCTGATACAGAAGGGTCCCATTGTTGAGAGCCTCTCGACGTTGCTCAGGTGTCAGCTTACGGATAATCTCGTTAGAGCGTTCGTCAGCTAGGTCGCGTGCTCGTTGTTCCTTAGCGATATACATATCGGCACCAGCCTTAGCGAATCGACCAATGGAGTCCAGAAGACTCGCTCTAGGTTGCTCTGCCTGAATGGTTGCTGCCCTGTAGTCCATCCCCCGGACTCCCCTGAGTCGTTCCATACCGGGAGTCGCCATGTTGCCTAAAACACTATTTAGTTTACTAGCCATTATTACCTCCCGGTCTTAGTTCCTTTGGCGGCACTGATAGGTGCTGCTTGGTTGCCACCTTTCTTGTCAAATCCACCAGCCGCATATTGACTTGCAGCTTCCTGACCCATAATGGACAGAGGGTCTAGTACACGCATCAGACCAGACTTACCTTTGGCCTCGCTCTTGTACATTGCATCGACTTGACTTGCTGTGGACTGAGTGCGTCCCAACTGTTGCGCAAAGATACTCGCGTAGTCTCGGCGGTAATTCTCGGTGACACTATTTGCCTCCCGAATGTAGTTGCCTTCTTCGATACGCTTGATGCGCTTCATGGATTCACCTTCGAGCATACCCTCACCAATCGCTGCACGGATGGTTCCCATAGCCTGTACCTTCTGCATGTTA